GGTCGAGATCATGATGGTGCCTTCTCCCTCGATGATCTGAGGGTGTTGGCTTTCATGTATCTTCCGGACGACTTGGCGCATGAGGACGTGGACGCCGTTTTAGACAAACGGTGCCCTATTCCTCTTACGCCTTCCGAGCGACTTCTGGTCGCTGATCTCCACATTCAGGATCCTATCCTGGATGGTTGGAAGCATGGTAGAAGGATCTCTCGTTCCTTCGGGAACGGGAGGCCCTAGCAGTGAGTGTCATTGGCTAAGGATTCGGTAACCCCCTAATAAAGGAGGGCCGATGAAAAGCCTAACGTCACTCTGGTCCCGATTAGCAGAGGAATCTGCTAATCTATGTTGCACGAGTGCCCGCTGTGACATTAATACCGTCACGGCGCGAGTCGAACATGAGGGGATTTCGTTTTTAACGATCTCCCTGCCTAGCCTTGGCAAGTCGTTCCAAAGATGGCTTGACCAGGGCTATGCCGGTACCCACCCCGCGTTCTGTAAAGAACGTGGGGGAAGTCTCCCCCGATTTCTCGGAGGTTTCTTCAACCGTGTGTTCGACCGGAGTAGTGGCTTGTTGCTTGATGAGCCATGTATCGAATCCATCATTGCCATTCGCCAGCTAACGCTGGAGTTTGGTAAGATGAAGCTCAGGTGCTCCCCAGCACGTGAGCGTGAAGCGATACGTAACTACATCAAGTGTGAGCAGGAAGTCCGGTTATCAGATAAGAAACTTTCTGAGAGAGATCTCATTGAGTTTTCTAATATGTCTGATATGCTATTTGGTCGACTCTTTTCCCAGATGGATAGAGATATCTATTATGGGAGAGTCGTTCCAAAGCACGGTCCAGGGTCAACAGCTGATCAACTTTCCAGTAATGGAAAGTATAACCAAGCTGTCTGGACCGATCGTCTCGAGGCAGTTTTTCCTGCCGGCGAGAACCTCCTACCAAACTGGCGATATTATCGTCAGCTAGAAGGAGTTGACTTCCTCGAACCTGGACGAGAAGTGCCCGTTAAGGTCACCCTCGTTCCTAAGACGTTGAAAACACCCCGAGTAATTGCGATGGAACCGACCTGTATGCAGTATATGCAGCAGGCCATCCTACGCAATTTTCTCGAGTATCACGGAAAGGATAGACTACTTTCTGCGATTATCGGATTCGACGATCAAGTTCCTAATCAGGAACTTGCTCGTAGTGGTTCGCTTGACGGCCGAACCGCTACGCTCGATTTGAGCGACGCTTCCGATCGTGTTTCCAATCAGCTCATTAGGACCATGTTGCGTCGGTACCCACATTTATCTGCGGGTGTCGATGCCTCACGGTCTCGAAAGGCTGTCTTACCTGACGGGTCAGTAATTCGACTCGCCAAGTTTGCGTCTATGGGTTCAGCACTTTGCTTCCCTTTTGAAGCAATGGTCTTTACGACATTGATCTTCATGGGGATTCAAAGATCGCTCAACACGTCACTTTCCCGGCGAGATCTGTTCGATTTCGTCGGCTCGGTGCGTGTCTATGGGGACGATCTTATCGTTCCTGTAGATCAAGTGCTTACCGTGATACAGACGCTTGAGCATTTTGGTGCTCAAGTTGGTCTGGACAAGTCTTACTGGACCGGAAGGTTCAGAGAGTCTTGTGGTCGGGAGTACTTTAATGGGCACGATGTTAGTATAACTCGTGTCCGGCAAGGATTTCCGACATCACGGCAGGACGCTGCTGAGGTCGAATCTATAGTGTCTCTCCGTAATCAACTCTACACGAGTGGTTATTGGAAGACCTGTAGTTGGCTTGACGATCAAATCCGGGACTTGTTAATTCATTTCCCGGTCGTCTTGCCTACGGCCCCAGTATTGGGCAGGGTGTCTTATTTGGGGTATGAAACCCAGAGACTTCACCCACGTCTCCATAGCCCTCTTGTCAAGGGCTATGCAGTGGAGGCCAAACCCCCTAAGGATTCCTTAGAGGGGGCTGGTGCCCTACTCAAGTGTTTGCTTAAGTTGGACACGGATGCTTGGTTAAGGGATTCAATTCCCTGGCATCCATCCGACGCATCGACAGTTAATACTGTCGATATCCCATGGGCTTCACCGCCTATGGTAACAAGCGACCACTTGGAACGTTCTGGACGTCCTAAGTCGTCTGACATGAAACTTAGGTGGAGATCACCCCTTTAGGGAGGTGGTCGGGCCAGTCTAACTGACCTGAGGGAGAGCCGAAGCTCTCGTCTTGT